TTATTTAAAGTTGTTTCAATATCACACGCAACATAATTAAATTGGCCTCCGTCAGAATTACCAGTTAAACTTATTCCAACTATATAGATTCCTGTCTCAGGAAATGAAAACAATCCACTAGATTCTGACATTCCAGTACCAATTTTGCCATATCCAGGAGAATCGTTCCTTTCCCAATTAGATGTGATGTACGCACTACTTGCAACATTAAAAGTAGATGTAATTCTCCATTGATCTGCCATTGTTATACCAGGCGTTATTCCACTAACACCACTATTTGTTATTGACATTCTTTCAACACCACCAGTTGAAAACTTGATAGTGTCTGCAGAAGGAAATGTTATACCTGTATTACTATCTGTTCCTGTTAATGCTGGTGCGGAAACTGACCCATCAACTCCAGAAATACCAGTAGTGCCGTTAATATTTAAAGCCATAATTAAAGAATAACAAGGATTGCACCAGATGGCACTGTTACAGTTACACCTGAATTTATTGTAGGGGACACGGTGTGGGCGTGTTTGTTTGAACTCAACGTGTATGATGTCGTTACATTTTGGTCGCTCTCGAAGAAGCACTCATCGCTTCCCCCTCCAGTTGCTCCAGCCCCTCCTCCAATAGCACCCCAAGCACCATTATTGTATCCTTCAAACTGATTTAAAGTTGAATTATGTCTAAACATACCAACAGCAGGACTTCCGTCTCTCTGAGCAGTAGTACCAGATGGAATAGTTAAACTAGATGTATAATTATGAATTACTTTTCCTGTAAAAGTTCCTCCAGTTAAAGGTGCTAAACCAAATCCAGTTGTTGCAACAGGACCAATTGTGACATATCCATTATTAGCAGCATTTCTTATTTTTAAATTTCCATCAGATGTATCAACGTGCCATTGATATGCGTAGTTAGTTGTTAATGCACCTGATTTACTGTTATTAGATGCAATAGCCTGGAATAAATTATTTAAATCAGTTCTTACTGCACTTCCAGTTCCGTTATCAATTATAAAATCGTGTTCAGCCATTTACGAAAATTGATTTATTAACATGATACATGAATTTTTAACCTTTACCAAAGCCTACAGCCTGATATGTAAAATTTCTGTCAATACTAGCATTTGATGAATTTTTAAAATGAACAGTAAAACCTGTTCCAGAAATATTAGTAACTTCAAAATAATCTCCAGACGCCATATTTTGTGCATTAATTCCTATAGAAGGAAGATTACTATTTGCTCCTAATAAAGAAGAAGTTCCTACAAAAAATGGATTAGTAAAAGTAATAGCTTTAGCGCCTGCTCCGCTAGCAGTTACATTTCCCTGTTCTGTTCTTCTTTGTAAAGATGCTGTATATCCTAATTGTGAAACTTTTATATCCTGGGCAACATCTTTACTTGTTAATTTTGCTCTGAATTGAAATCCTCTACCTTTATAAGTACCATTAGCAAAAGTTTGAAAATCAGAATAAGTAGGAGAACCTGAAGAAGGATTATCTTGAGTTACTCTTACTAACATTTCAGCATTAACTTCTGTAGCTGTAGCTCCATCAAAATCGCTTATATCATCTATCAATCCTCGTGAATCAAATAAATCAGAAGGATAAAATGCTTCAGTTAAAAAATGTCGTTTTAAATCTAAACTAAATACTCCGCCTAAATCTAAAGTATTTCCACCTGCAGTACCACCAAAATCATAGGTTCCTTCTGGAACTATTCCACCAAAATCATCTAAAGAACCAACTGCGTCAAAATCTGTAATAGTATCAAAAGTTCCACCTCCTACAAGATTTAAAGTATTAGTAGTAGCATCAAAAGCTACATTAGTTTTTGTTCCCTGAAATTTAGGACTATCTAAATCTTCTCTTCTTGTCTGTGTTATTAATGGTGCCTGATTATCAGGTAATTCAATAATTACGCTTGTTTCTCCAGGACAAAATCTACCACCATCATCTCTAAATTTTAAAATATATTCTCCTTCTAGATAGGGAACTTCTGCAGCAGTTGTATTACCAGCTAATGCCTGTATCAAGTCAGTGCTATTAGAAAATGTACCATTACCATCAGTTAAAGGAGAATGTCTAACATAAACTCTTCCCCCATGCGTCACGTCTAAATCTGTTGATAAATTCCAGCGTAATCTTACTAATTTTTCATTTATTGGTTCTGCTGATAAACCAGTTACATTAGAAGGCAATGCAGTTTTACCAACAGCATTAAAAGTTAAATCAGCTGAAGTAGCACTTGTTTGTAAAGCAGTGTTATAACTAAATACTTGAAATTCATAAGTTCCAATATCAGTATTAAATATTTCAAAATCAGGTGAAGAAACTGTAGTAGAAATAAAATTACCATTATTAAATCTGTAATTAACCTGGTATTGAGTAACTCCTACAATTGGTTGCCAACTTAGAATTAATTTAGAAACTGCCTGATTATTAATTTCTACAATTTTTTCTTCTGCCTGTAAAGCTGTTGGAGGGTCTTTAGGTAGATTTAATATTGATACAGTTCTAGTTGGTAAAGTTGCACCATCTTCAATAAAAGTATATTTTTCATTTACGTAAGATAAAGCAGTAATTGAATAAACTAATCCTTCCTGTTCTTCTACAGTAATAACTCTAAATTTTTGAGCTTCTACAGTATTATCTTGTAATAACCAGACAGTATTTATATTAGGAGTTTGGGAAAAAGCAGAAGAAACAGTAATTACAGCTCCAGAAATACTAGAAATAGATTTAGTTTCTACTGTTCCATCAGGTAAAATTACAGACAAAGTTGGATTATTTGTTGTAGGTAAATCTGTTGCAGAAGAATCATCTACTGTTATTTGTGTTGTAGTAGCAGCACTAATTCTTCCTCCTCTTCTTAAACCTGACCTTACAGGATCTGCAATTTCTATTACTGCTCCTGGTCTAACAATTATTCCAGAATCTACCGAAGTTGCAAAAGAAACAACCTCTGATTCATTTTGTTCAGCAAATAAAATAGCCTTCGCTAATCTTCGAGCTTGCCCTCTGCTAGTACATGCAAACGCTTTTACCTGTTTTATAATTACTCCAAATTTAGCAATAGCAGCAGTATCTTCATAAACTTCATAATCTATTTCTCTACTATCCATATTGAAATAAGAAACAGAAATTACAGTATTTCTTGTTTTTAATCCACTTCCTGAATAGCTAAAACCTGCTTCAGTTATATTAGCTAAATTAAATAAATAACTTGCATCTTTAGGACTATCCTGCGCTAATTGAATACTGCCTGCAGACCAGATAGGCATACATCTCATAACACCTGCTAATTCATTAATTAAGCCAAATGCTTCCTTAGAAGATTGAATATTTACGTTGCAGCTAAATCTAGCTTCCTGACCGCCTAGACCATCTGAAACTAAAGTATTTGCAAATTTACTAGCAGTTACAAATGAAAATAAATCTAGTGAACTATCGGTAATATGATTTCCAAAGCCATATCTTGTATCTGTTAAAAGGTCAAGTAATATCATTGCTGGGCAAGAGCACCATTGAGCAGCACCCATAACCCCATTAAATATATAGCCATCAGGATAAATGATTCTTCCTGTTGCACTGTCAATACTTGGAGTTCCTGAGCTATTTGCTCCTGCTCCAGGAATCCTTACTTTTATTCCTCTAATACGATATTTTCTTGTTGGAATTGATTGAAATTGCATTGAATCCAATCGAAGAGATGCATAGGCACTGTTTGCATAAGTAGAAGCATCATCTATTATTTCTGCAAAACTTGTCCATAAAAAAGCATCTATTAGTGTAGAACTTGTACTATCTGCAGTAACTCTTGTAACTCTTATATCAGCTGGAAATGTTCCTGTTAAATTTATTCGATAATCTCTCTGATAGGCATCAGCAGTTCGACCAGTAATAGTATCTGAAATTACATCTGTAAAACCACCAGAATTATATTGAACAGATATTTTTAAAGAAACTGAAGAACCTAATAAATCTCCTTTATCTGTAGCTTTTTGTAATTGTGGAAATGTAATAGTTACATTAACTGCATCTACATTTGAATTAGTAATCTGTCTAGTAACAGGAGTAGAAGCTGTAACAGTGCTTCCTACAGCTGTTATAGAAGAACTACTTTCAATACCAGGTATTTTAGTTTGGTTAGCAGTTCCAAAACGTGGATTAAAAGTAACATCTTGAAAATTAAAATCTGTAGTTGCTGGACTAGCAGAATTAGCAGTAGATTTTAAAACAGGAGTATCATTTAAAAAAACATCTTTTAAAGCAGCATTATTATAAGCAGTTGTTCCTTGTGTTCTTCCTTCTTTTGAAGCACTTGCAAAACCTTCTATTTCACCTTCAGAAATTAAATCTAATAAAGTAGCAAAACTTCTACTATGTAAATTATCAGGTGTTCTAGTAGGTTGCGGAGGTGGTGGTGGGCTTCCTCCACCTGAACCAATAATTTTTTTTGGTAATTTATTTGTCATGCCTGTACCTGTTGAGTGTCAACTGCTCCACTGATAACCACTGAGCCAGTTATTATTTCTCCATAAACTAAAGGTACTGGAGTTCCTGCTCGTGATGTATTTTGAGTTCCAGAAAAACTAAATGACAGTTGTGGGTCCTGTTCAGAACTAAATCCTTCAAATTTTGGTAAAGGAAATAACATTTCACTAACACCAGATAAAACTAGCGAAGCACCAACAGCAGAAGTTAAAGTTCCTACTCCAGTCATAAATGCACTTCCTGCAGTAAATCCTGTCATTGTAGTTCCTGCTGCAATCTTTCCAGAAGCACTAACAGTTCCAAACATACCTGCTCCAGGAAAAAGAAAAGATGCTCCTATTAAAGCTGCACCTAATAAAATTCTACCTGTACTTCCTCCAGCTCCAGATATTACAGGAATAAAATGAATATCTTCCTGAC